AGTATTTTGCGTGATTGCGCAAAATCATTTGCATCTGAGATAATAGCAGGTCTCACTCCTGAGGATTTTTCTGGTCTTCATGTTTATGATATTGGTACTGCCGTTAATGGTGCACCTGGTCTTAAATTTGTTGATAAGATGAATCGTAACACAAGTATGGGTTTTCCTTTTAATACTACTAAGAAAGCTTTTTTAAATCCAATTGTATCGGAACGTTGGGCCGATGGTGTTGAGTTTTCAGATGTAGTCCTGGAACGTGTTCATGACTGTCTTGAAGGTTATAAGAGAGGAGAATTGTACTCCCCTGTTTTTTCAGGATGTTTAAAAGATGAACCCAAATCTTTTAAGAAGATTGCCATGCATAAGACGCGAGTCTTTACTGGTTCTCCAGCTGATTGGGCCATTGTTGTTAGAATGTACTATTTACCTTTAATTAGGTGTGTACAAAACAACACTGTTCTTTTTGAGTCTGGACCAGGAACTAATGCCCACTCTTTGGAGTGGGAGAAGATCCGTGAACATCTTGTTCAGCATGGTGATGATCAAATGGTCGCTGGTGATTATGCCAGTTTTGACAAAAAGATGGCCACAAACGCTACTATGTATGCGTATTGGGTCATGATTGAGATTTGTCGCGCAAGCGGCAATTACTCAGAAGAAGATCTCCAGGTTCTCTGGTGTATTGCAAATGATACTTGTTATCCTATTGTTAATATGCATGGAGACTTGGTGAGATTTCATTGTGGAAATCCTTCTGGTCAGCCTCTTACTGTTATCCTTAACGGTATTGTAAATGCTTTGTATTTGCGATACTCTTGGGTAAAATTGGGGTATAAAATTGAAAACTTCAAGAAGCATGTTGCCTTATTTACTTATGGTGACGATAATGCTTTTGGAGTGAGTAAACTTGCACCAAAATTTAACCATACTAATATTCAACAAGTTCTTGGTGAAGTTGGTATTGGTTATACTATGGCTGATAAAGAGGCTGTTTCACGACCTTACATTCATATTGATGAAGTTAGTTTCCTCAAGAGAATTTGGCGTTATGAGCCAGCTGTGGATGCATATGTTGCTCCTTTGGAGTGGGATTCGATTAACAAAATGTTAACCGTACATGTCGCTTCAAAGAGTATCAGTGTAAATGAGCAGATCGTTTCAGCGTGTGAAAGCGCTGTATGTGAAGCATTTTTCCATGGACGTGAAAAATTTGAAGAGCTTTCTTCCTTATTGCGTAAAGCATTAAGTATTAAGAAACTTGATCATTTGATCACGGAGACGACATTTATGTCGTGGGATGGATTGGTTGCTCGTTTTAATCGAACGAGTAAACATGTTACCATCCAAAGAACACGTAGTGCAGTTACTGTGCAGTCCTTATGGTCAGAATCTACCTTTGATTCTGCAAGTGTGGGTGCTGCGTGTGGTGAATTAGGTTATTATGATAACTTAATTGACCAATAGTTTACCAGGGCGTTCCCCGAAATCCGTTTTTACGGAATTGTTGGTTGACTCATGAATTAAAGATCTCGAATAAGCTTATG